GGTGGTCGAGCCGGTCGTGCAGACGCTGGCGGCAGTGGAGTCGGAGGTCTCATTGGCCGAGGTGCGGCAGAACGTCCTCGCCGATCCAACTCGCTTGGCGAAGGTACTCAAGGCGGCATCGATTTTCGAGAAGGAGTTTCTCAAGCCACTGAAGGATGCGGCAAAGCAACTGCTGCTCGATGGCGGGTCGCTACCCGGATGGAAGCTACAGCACCAGACCGGCAGCGAGTTTTTCGACCGGATCGCCATCGTCTCGGCAGCGGTGGCAGGCAAGTCGGGCCTCGATGACCTCGTCGCGGCGATGGGTGGCGACATGGGGGGCAAGGCGTTCCGCGAGTGGCATGAGAAGATGCGAATGCCGGTGCGTGAGGAGAACGCGCAACGCAAGGCCGACATCGTGAAACTCGTCGAGGACAAGAAAGCGAGGGCGCTGAAATGACCCAGCCAGAACTCGAATTCGGTCACTCCCGCCCTACGCAGGCGAACCAGATACTGGGCTACCTGCGGGGTGGTCACCGGGTGACGCCGATTGATGCGCTGAACCTCTTCGGGTGCTTCCGGCTGGCGGCTCGCGTCTGCGAGCTTCGCAAGGCGGGTTGGCCGATCACTGAGCGCAAGATTAAGACACCTACGGGCAAGCGGGTCGCGGAGTATTCATTATGACTAAGCGCCCTGCGTTTCAATTCTACCCCGGCGACTGGCTGCGCGACACAGGGCTGCGGTCCTGTAGCGCGGCGGCTCGCGGACTCTGGATGGATATCCTTTGCTTCATGCATGAAGGTTCACCCTATGGTTACCTCAAGGTTAACCATAAGGTTATCCTTGCACCCAACCTTGCTCGTATGTGCGGGCTAACCTTGCAGGAAACGGAAGGGTGTCTGGCAGAACTCGCCGAGGCTGGCGTTTTCGAGACCGACGAGGAGGGTGTGATCTTTTCGCGCCGGATGATTCGGGACGAAGAGCTTCGTAATAAGCGGGCTGCGTGTGGTCACCTCGGAGGCAACCCAACCTTGAAGGATAACCCGAAGGTTGGAGTTTGCTTATCCACCGAGGTTAAGCAAAAGCCAACCCCTTCATCTTCATCTTCATCTTCATCTTCTAATACTTCTACTAAAGTAGAAGTAGGCGCTCCGAAAAAATCCTATCTTCTCGATGAGGAGTTCTGGGCAGAGATGAAGCGGCACTACCCCAACATCGATGTCGAGGCGGAATCCCGCAAGATGGATGCATGGCTTCTCGCCCGCCCCGGTCGCATGAAGACCCGTAAGTTTGTCATCGGCTGGCTCAACAAGGTGGAGCCGGCATTGGCCCCTGCCAAGGTCGAGGAGGTAGAGCAATGGTAGCCACGGTCCAATGCTGCGCGACTGAGTCGTGCTACAACTCGGTTCCGGTCCCCGGGGACGATCTGCTTCGGATTTTCCCGAACATCAAAATCCTCTGCGATGAGTGCGATATCGAAAGAATCGAAAAGCTGAAGCAGGAGCAGGCCGCAGAGGAGCAGGAGAGGCGGCAGGAGGCATTCCATGCCCTATGTCCACCACTCTACCGCCAAAGCGACCCCGAACGAATCCCAAGCACCTTCCTGCGCGAATGCGAGGCATGGCAGTATAATCCAGTTGGAATGGGACTCATCGGCCCAGCGGGCTGCGGCAAGACCAGAGCGGCATGGATACTGCTCAAGAGACTCCATTTCAGCGGACTACGGGTCTTCGGGATAACCTCAACGGCATTCGCTAAAGCCTGCGCCGACCAGTGGCATGACGACAACCAATCCAAGGCGCTGGCCGAGGACACGCTGACCCGCTGCCGCCGCACGAAGGTTCTCCTCCTCGATGATCTCGGCAAACAGAAGATGACCGAGCGGTCGGAGCTAGAACTCTTCGACCTGCTGGAACACCGATCCTCCCACGAACTGCCCATCATCTGGACGGCGAATGCCGTCAAGGGTGACCTCAGAAAAATGCTCTCGTCCGACAGGGGCGAGCCGATCCTCCGGCGGTTATCGGAGTTTACAAACATCATCAACGCAGAAAAATGACAACACACGAACTCGCAGAACAAACCAAATACGTCACCTCGGCAGGCAAATACATTGCCAAGGTGAAGCAACCCGGCAACGGATGGCTCGGCAAGACGAAGACCGGCACGGATTTCATTCGTCTCCCGCTCCTCATTGACGATCCGGCCAGCGACCAGCACGGACGCGAAATCGTCTGGCAAGGCTGGCTATCGGAGAAGGCGGTGAAACGGACCTGCGACACGCTGGATGCCGCATTCGGAAACGATTGGGATATCAACTCGCTCTCTTCTGGCAAGTCTCCGTTCATCGGTAAGAAGTGCCGCCTCACAATCGAGGCCGAGGAATACAACGGTGAGGCCAGATTCAAGATCAAGTGGCTGAACCCGATGGAAGGTGCAGTGGAAACCCTCGCTCCAGACCGCATCGCCACCCTCAACGAACGCCTCAAAATCGCCCGCAATGAAGAAGAAATCTCGTTCTAATCGGGAGATCGTCTGCCAAGGGGCCGCAGGGACAGAATCCTGCGGCTCCGACCGGGCGGACAGGTGGTGGGCGAAACTGGAAGGCGACATTGACGCCGCCTGCAAACGATTTTGGCAATCAACGCCGGAACGCCGCAAAATCGAAGCCGCTCGTCGCCGTAAAGAATTTTTATTTTAAATATATGAAGACACCAGAAACAGATGCGGCGCAACGTGAGGGACTGATTAGAACAATCCCGATTCCAATGCAGGTCGTTACATCCAACTTTGCTCGCAAACTTGAACGCGAACGCGACGAGGCGCGGGAGAAGATGGCGCGTCAATCAGATCGTATTCGTTATTTGGAAGGCGCAACAAATCACGCAGAGGGGACACCACTTTCAATAGCTCTAAGAGAGCGCGACGAGGCGCGGGAAGAGGTGAGGTTGCTTAAAGCGATCCTCGATCTGCTGAAAAAGGAGGCGCAGTGAACTGGACACATGACCAACTCAACCAACTCGGATACAAACCAAACCCAGATGGATCATATTCTCACACTTGGACTGCCGGGGTACACAACCCCAAGCCTCAACCGCCTGCTCGGCCAGCACTGGACCCTCCTCCAAAAGGAGAAGAAACGCGCACGCCTCGCACTTCTCTCAGCATTACGCGCCATGCCGTGCGGCTCCTCGATGCCGACAATTATGCGGGCGGTTGCAAGCCTCTCATCGACCAACTCCGATACGCTCACCTCATCGAAGACGACGACCCGGAAACCATCGAAATCACATTCCGCCAAGCTAAGTGTAAAACGAAGGCCGAAGAAATGACGACCATTGAAATACGCGAAGCTGTGGGGATTATAAAAGGGGGAACAACATTCTTGTCAAGACAAGTTTCGACTGATACCCAACAAATATGAAGATCAACCCCAAACAAGAAGCGTTCTGCCAAGCCTATGCGAGCGGCATGTCGATCACGCAAGCCTATGTCAAAGCCGGTTACTCCGAAAATGGAGCAGGACAGGGAGGTGAGCGATTGTTGAAAAATGTTGATATCACTAAGAGAGTGGAAGAACTCCGCGCCAAGGTGGAATCGAAGATGAGCTACAAGCGCGAGACCTACCTCGAAACCCTCCGCGAGCGGTTCATGGAAATGCCACCGGAATCCTCAACCTGCGCGAAATACGGTGAGATGCTCGCGAAGGCGATGGGATGGAACGAACCAGAGAAGCTCGACATTGTCGGTGCGTTGGAAATCAACCTCACCATCGGTGGCCAAAATTAACATCTCCATCGTCCCGCGACCGCAACTCGCGAGCTATCTGCACCGAACGCAACGTTGGGCCGTGATGGTCCTGCATCGCCGCGCCGGGAAGAGCTTCGTGTGCATCCAAGACCTCATCGTGAAGGCGCTCCAGCATAAGCGCAGCGGGCCACCGCTCCGCTATGCCTATGTCGCTCCGACTCGCGAGCAGGCCAAGGACATCGCGTGGAAATATCTCGTCCAGTTTACCTCGCAAATCCCCGGAGTGGTGGTGAACAAGGCCGATCTCGCTATCACCTTCCACAACCAAGCGACCATCCGACTCTACTCTGGCGAAGCTTTCGAGCGCCTGCGTGGAATCTACCTAGATGGCGTGGTGATGGACGAGGCCGCAGACCTCGACCCAGCGGCATGGGACAATGTCATCCGGCCTACGCTCACAGACTACAATGGATGGGCGACATGGGTCGGCACGCCGAAGGGCAGGAACCTCTTTTGGAAGCAGTGGAATCGCGCCTGCGCGGACAGCGAGTGGTTCTCCCTCATGCAACGTGCGAGCGAGTCGGGGATCATTCCTGCCGCTGAACTCGACGACATCCGCAAGGGGACCACGGAGAATGCCTACCAGCAGGAGTACGAGTGCAGTTTCAACGTGGGACGTCCGGGTGCGATCTATGTGAGGAGCCTCGAAAAGGCCCGCGCTGAGAAGCGGGTGACCAATGACATCCTCTGGTTCAAGGAACTGCCGGTGTACACAAGCTGGGATGTTGGCGCTCCGCTCAACCAGAAGGTGTGGATATGGCAGATGGTCGGTGACCGCATCAATTACATCGAGGCATTGAGC